TGACAGAAGCAGGCAAAGACCCATACGAAGTCACGACCAATCTGGTCACACTCGTCGCATGGGAACGAAGGTTCAAGCGCAAAGCGTCAGACATGGCGAACGGGATCGGTGTTGAAGATCTTGCGTTCTTGGCGTGGGAAGCATGCAAGCAAGCGAAGATCGTCGTGCCGGGAGAGTTTGACAAGTTCATTGCCAAGCTTGACTCGGTAGAAGTGAGCGCTGAGGAAATAGAAAACCCTACCCACGCGGAACTCACCGAAGGCTCCTAGCAGAATTGCTGGTTGCTCTTTCGTGGGCTCCGCGCTTTTACGAAGAAGAGTTTGACACCGCCGACCTACTGACTGTCACTACTGTGTTAGAGGAAAGAAACAGGAAGTGAGAACATGGCGAGAACTGGCGTTCAAGTATTTGGGATCAAGGAAGATCTCAAGACGCTGAACAAACTCGCCCCAGATCTACGCCGACAGATCACAAAGGATTATCGCGCACTCATGCAGCCGACCATCTCGGACGCTCGAAGCAATCTGCCATCTGGCATCGGTCAGACAGTCATGCGTGGCTTTGGTCGTAAATGGCGACACATCTTCCCATGGGACAAAGCAATCGCGAACCGATCTATCACGGTCAAGATTGATACTCGACGCGCACGCAAACGAAACATGGACAAGGGCGCACAGTACGAAACTTTGAGCGCGTTTATCATCCAGCAAAAGAACCCAGCCGGAATTGTGTTTGACATTGCAGGTCGTGGCGGTAAATCATCGTCTACCCAGAAGCGTAAAGGCGTGAACTATGACTGGAATAACACGCTCATCGAGAACATGGACAAGACATTCGGCAAAGCGTCGCGCTCAATGTGGCCTGCAGTAGAAGCCAACACAGACAACATTGAAGCAGCAATCAAGAACATCACTGAAGAAGTCGAGCGTCAGCTCACTGTCGCGCTGAGTAGGAGCAACATCTAATGGCTATTCGCATCCCCATCATCACCGACTTCCAAGGTGACGGACTCAAGAAAACTTTTGAGGAGTTCAAGAAACTCGAGACCAATTCGGAACGCGCATCCTTCGCTCTAAAGAAAGCATTCATCCCAGCAACCGCAGCGCTTGCAGGATTGACCGCTGGACTCGCAATGAGCGCCAAGGCAGCTGCAGAAGATCAAGCTGCACAGGTCCAACTTGCGCGCCAGCTCCAAGCAACGACCGGAGCAACAGACAAACAGATCCAAGCCAATGAGGATTTCATCAGCACAATTTCTCGGAGCGCAGCAGTCGCCGACGATGAGCTTCGTCCGGCACTTGCCAGCCTTGTCCGTGGTACTGGCGATCTGGCATCCGCACAAGACGCGCTCAAGACCGTCCTTGATGTAAGCGCAGCGACCGGCAAGGGAGTCCAAGAAGTAGCAGATGCAGTGTCAAAGGCTTATGCCGGCAACACTAAAGCGATCAAGCAACTCTCACCAGAGCTCTACCAGCTGATCAAAGACGGTGCATCCGTTGATGAAGTAATGCAATCACTTGCTTCGACTTTTGGTGGAGCTGCATCAACCGCTGCGAACACAGCGCAGGGCAAGTTCAAAAACCTTACCATCCAGCTCGGCGAAGCCAAAGAAGCAATCGGAACCGCGCTTCTTCCAGTCGTTGAGATCATGGTTGGCGCGTTCACAAACTTTGCGGTCTGGGCACAAAAGAACGCAGGAGTGATCCTTGGCATCGCGACCGCTATCGGAGCAATCGCTGCAGCAATAGTCGGAACCAACATTGCACTCGCAGCATGGAAGACCGTCAGCGTCATCACCATCGGAATCAACTATGCGCTCGCTGCATCCTTCACAGCTGTCCAAGTTGCAACCGGTGTAGGCATCGCAGTGGTCATTGCTGGTGTTGCAGCGTTCGCTCTTTACAAGCGCCAGATGAACGGGCTCAAAGATGATCTCGGTGGTGTCGCGACTCAGCAAGGGCTTACGAATCAGCAGATGCAACGCATGTCCGATGCTGGAAAGTTGGCAACCGAAAGCGTGACCGGACTCAAGGATGCTTCAAGTGGTGCTGGTGGCGCGGTAGACAAGATGGCAGAGAAGATCAAGAAGGCGCGCGAAGAGCTAAACAATCAATTCACGACAGCTCTTGACAATGCGAAAGGCAAGCTCGAGGAAGCAAAGAAGGCTTACGACGATTTCAAGGGCACCGTCGCCGAGTCGGTCACTGGTGAGTTCTCAATCTCTGGTGCAGCCGACGCTGCCAAAGAAGCCGGAACCACGATCCTCAACCAACTAACCCAGCAGGCAACAGGCGCGCAAGCGTTCTCCAAAAAGGTTGAGCAACTGCTCACCATGGGCTTGTCTGAGGACGCACTCAGAGCCGTTCTAGAGGCTGGTCAAGAGGCTGGTGGCGCAATTGCGAACGAACTCATTTTAGGTGGCTCAGAAGCGATTACAGGACCCACAGGGATCAACCAATTAGTCAGTGACCTGAACTATGTAGCGGACGCTTTGGGAACCCTTGCAGCTGACAAGTTCTACAAGGCTGGAGTCACACAAGGCGAGCAGTACCTTGCCGGCGTACAGTCAGCAATCCAAGCTGCAGAAATGCTTCTCAAGAACCCGAACCTCAAGCTCGCAGATGTCAAAGGAATCGGAGCCAAGTTCGCAAGCGATGTCGTAGGGATCAACACAGGCGCACCAGCGTCAGCTTCAGCAACATTGACTCCCAGTGGAAATGCAGCTGCACGCGGTGGCAACAACTACACAGTGAATATCAACGGCGGAGTCATGACCAACGCTCAGACAGGCAAGGTCGTCATTGACGCTGTAAAAAGCTTCAACCGTGCATCGGGTCCAGCTGACATCGCGGTCCGTCCGATCTCTGGCAGATACTAATGAGCGCATCCGTCATTCAGTCGGGTGAATATCTTTTAGAAATTGATACTGGCTGGGACTCTTCAAGCTTCGTTTTGGACTCTGCGATCAAGGGCATTCTTGACGATCCGAGCTACCCACTAGGACCGACGACCGAGTTCGCTGATGTGACCCCAGGTGTTCTTGATGTGTCTATCACTCGAGGACGACGAGACATCGGAGATCAGTTTGTGCCCGGCATCATGAACTTCACACTCAACGATCAGCTCGCCGATGGAGCCTTCAATCCGTTCAATACGGACAGTCCAACCTATGATCCTGCAAACAATGAGCCCGGCATTGCACCTATGCGTCGGGTGCGTTTCTACCGATACAACTCGCTAGGAACTGCTGAGTCACTCTTCCAAGGCTTCATCGTCACATACGATTATCAGTTCAATTTGGACGGCAACGACCTTGTGACAGTTCAAGCAATTGATGACCAGTATCTTCTTTCGCAAGCGTTTCTAGACGAGTGGAATGTCACGGAGCAAGTCGCATCGGCTCGAGTAGTAGAGCTTCTCGCGCTCCCAGAAGTAGATGCTTTTCAAGGCGTAGGTCAGCAATCAATAGAAACCTCAGCGGTAACACTTGGCGGTGCTGCTGCCTACACAGTTCCGTCCGGATCTAATGCTCAGGGCTATCTCAATGACATTATCGCTGCAGAACAGGGTCGCGCATTCGTAGATCGGTCTGGCGTGTTCACATTCCAAAAGCGCATTGGCACAACACTTGCTGGAGCTTCTGTGGATTTCGGTGACAACGACCCAAGCCACTATCCCTACGATTCTGTGTCAATCAATTTCGGCGCGGACAAGGTAATAAACCGCGCAAGCGTGACCCATCTCGGTGCGACCGGACCAGAGACAGTTGATGACCTAGCGAGCCAAGCCAAGTATTTCATTCAAGCAATCGCCTACACCGAAAGCCTCGTTCACAACGACACTGAAGCTCTGGCACTTGCTTCTTATCTGATCCAAGGCGAACCGACTGCGACACTGACAAGCGTGAACACAGGCTTCCAGATGCTCTCTACAGGTGAGCGCGACAATGTGGCAATCTTGGAGATCGGTGACACGATCAGCGTTGAGAAGACCATTACGACCTCATCCACGACCACCAGCGTGATCGCACAAGAGTCCTTCATTGAGGGCATTGAGCATCGGATCTCATACAGCCAGCCACATCAGGTCACGATCTACACATCCCCGACGACCGTCTATCAGCTGTTCATTCTTGACAGTTCCACACTCGACACAATTTACGCACTAAGTTAGGAGCACTTATGGGAGCCAACGCAGTAACAACAGTTCCGGTATATGTATCGGGAGAGGTCCTCACAGCAGCCGATCTCAATATCACGAACTCTGGGATACCAGTCTTTGCGACGACGGTGACTCGAGATGCTGCCTTTGGTGGCACAGGTGAAAAGGTGCTTGCTCAAGGTCAATATGCGTTTATTGAGGCAACAAACACAACACAGTTTTACAACGGTTCTGCGTGGGTAACTGTCGGCGCGTCTGGTTTGACTTTGGTTAAGGCGCAGGTTGTTGGTAGCGCTGTTGCAAGCGTTGCGGTAACTGACGCATTCAGCGCAACTTATGACAATTACATTGTGACTTACAACAATGGTTCATCCTCGGCAACAGATTCGCTTGGAATGGTTTTAGGTGCAACTGTTTCTGGTTATTATGCGGGAATATCAGGTAACTTGTGGAACTCTACGGGGTCTTTTGCGGGAAGTACTACGGCAACTTCTTTTGATCGAATTGGTAGTACAAACAGCACAAACGGCACAAATCTGTACGCACAAATCAGTTCGCCGTTTTTGTCTAAAGCAACCGAAGTAACTTCGAGGTATTTACCTCTAACGGGTGGTTACACTTTTCAGGGGTTGCTACCGAACACGACTTCTTATACGGCATTCACTTTGGCTCCTGCGTCAGGAACGATTACTGGTGGAACAATCCGCGTCTACGGATTAGCAAATAGTTAGGAAAAAACATGACTTATGAAGAAGCAATAGCCATGTACCCGCACGATGAAGTGCATATTCAAGTTGATGATGTGGTTAGACCTATGACACCAAAAGAGTACGAAGCATTTATTGAGCGTCAAGTGAACGCTCAGCCACCAATCATTTGATGAAATGGCGATACCTTTTTGGCTACGGCTTGCTCATCGCAGTCGTCTTGTGGGGTTGCGCTGGCTGTGCTGACAGGACTCGAATGAACTGCATTCGCACCAAAAACAAAGCAATCACACTCACTACAGAGATCGCAGTTGGTGGTGGTCGCTGTGGCTAGATACACCAACGACGAAATCAAAGCACGACTCATCCTTGTCGTCGGCATTGGTCTGACATGCGCGTTCGTCGGCTCAATCTTCACCCTGCTCTACGGTCTGCTCTTCGTGACCCAGCCACTTGAGCAAGCACCAAACGACGCAGAAGCTTTCTCAGTCCTGAACCCAATGCTCATGACATTGAGTGGCGGTCTAATAGGATTACTTGCATCAAATGGACTCAAGAGCAAAGCAAAGGATGACCACCATGAAAGCTAAAGACAAAGCCATGATCGCCAGCTACCTTCGATCAGTCGTCGGAGCTCTCATTGCGGTCTATTCCACCGGCACAACAGATCCACGCGACTTCGGCAAAGGTGCAATCGCAGCAATCATCCCCCCGTTGCTGCGCTGGGTGAACCCTAAAGACGGAGCTTTCGGTCGTGGCGATAGCCAAAGCTAAAGCTGGAGTCCCTAACGCTAGGGATTACATAGGCAACGCTGACGGAGCATCACCAGCTCCTCGAGCCGGCATGAACGAATGGATCAAGCAAGCCATCGCTGCATCTAATGGAGCGCTCTGGAACAACGGTTCATGGGGTCAGCGCGACATGCGCGGAAAACCCGGATCGCTTTCAGTTCACGCGACTGGCAGAGCTGTAGATCTTTCATATCGCAATAGTGAGAAGCATCCGAACGCTGGACGCAAAGAAGCTCTCGTGTTTATTGACAAGCTTGTCGCCAACGCGAACGACCTCGGTCTTCAGTGCATCCTTGATTACATGCCAAAAGAACACGGACGCGCTTGGCGCTGTGACCGCTACGCATGGCTCAAGTACGACAAGCCAACGATCCACGGCGCTCCCGGCGGAGACTGGTTCCACATTGAAATCACACCACAAGCTGCAGACTCAGTGATCTGGGTCAAAGCTGCATTCCTAAAGGTTTTCGGGGAAATCCCACCTAAAGCTTGACCTATGCCCTAAGGTCGAATTACCGACGGAAGGCAAGTGATTATGAGTGAACCACAGATCTTTGATTACAGCGTCTATATAGGCGTGATGGATAACGGACAAGAGATCCTCGTACAAATCTTCACAGAGCCCGAAACGGGAAAATATCTACTAGGACAGATTGCATTCAGATCGCACGCTTCGTCTTGGGGTGTGCCTATACCACTGGAGAAAAAATGAACTATTTTGCAGAGAAATTGATTGGGCTAGTGCTTTGCACAGTCTTCGGGCTTACGGCTCTCACAGGGGCTCCTAGCGCGTCTAAAGAGCCTTCTGGGACTATTGCCCTAGCGCCGATCAGCGTCCAGCCATATTTGATTGAGCCGACTACGACCACGAGCTCCACGATTTTTATCGACCCATACTCGAGCGCATGCGAACAGTTCTCAGCTCTTGCCATCAACCTCGGCTGGGATCCGGAACAGCGCACCGTGCTTGAGTCCATCATGGCTCGCGAAAGTGGCTGCCGACCTAATGCACACAACAAAACACTGAACCGTGACAAATCACAGGATTACGGTCTGCTGCAGATCAACGATCGCTCATGGACAAAATGGTTGCAGGATCAAGGCATCATCAACCAGACATCAGATCTGCTACAGGCTCAAACTAACTTGCTTGCTGGATTAGCAATTTACAATTACGGCATGGAGCGTTACGGCTTCGGATGGGGACCTTGGAGCGTCAAATGAGCGAAGGTGTTGCATGGAATCAAGGCGAATTGTCCGAAGAAACACGCAGAATGGTATTGGAGCAAGCGATGCAAACAAATCACACGATGGCAATCTTCGGTCTTATGGATGACATTTTGGCGGTTAGCAAAAACCCTCACGCGTCAATCATTCGTCGGCTACGCGCAATGAAGAACTCACTCTCATTGAATGATCCGATGCCACTCCACGATGTGACTACACTTGACTTAGCAATCAAAGCGCTCGAAGCGCACTCATAGAAAAGGCATCCGACATGTCCGACCATCAGCCAGAACTATTCCAAATCACCACAGGATTAGGTGGCACTAAATATGTGCCAACAGTCAATCGCAAT